CTCGAGCTGGCCAAGCAGCAGCGGTCTGTCATGTCTCGCGACTTGGCACGCGAGATCCTCGGCCGCGTCGCGGCAATGTTCCGCCGGTATGGCGAGCGGCTATCGAAGCGACACGGTCCCGAGGAGGCGGTGCTTTTCAATGAGGTGCTCGAGGAGACGCGGCGCGTGTTCAACCAGGAATTCGGAGGGGCAGACGCGTGAATGCAAAATACAAAAACGCTTGGCTGTTTTGGTTGAACTTGATTGTTTTGCAGTGGTTCTTCGTGCGATTCGCGCGCATTATTGACATCGCGTCCGGGAGGACTGTCGGTTGGAGGTGGCTAGTTGGCGCGGTACCAACAACGGGATGGAGCAGGCCGTACAAGTGGATCTGGCGACGCTGAATGATTGCCACGACGACAGACTTCCGGACGTCCACCTACCAGGAGATCGACTGGTTCCTCGGCCAGTGCTCCGCTCCGGTCGTGCGGCCGATCAGCCAATGGGTTGAGGATGAGCTGGTTCTGCCCAGCGGCCCATTCAAGGGCGAGCGTTATCGGCACCGCCGTCACCCGGCCAGCCGGCTATGGTTTGCCGCGCTGGACTCCGGCCAGTGGAATCGCCACGCTGCCAGCGGGCCGACGCAGAACGGCAAGACGTTGATGTGTTACGTCGCACCAATCCTGTATCATCTGTTCGAATTGCAGGAGACAGTGGTGATCGGTCTGCCAACGATGGCGATGGCACAGGACAAGTGGCAGGAAGATCTTCTGCCGGCCATCGAGGCGAGCCGTTACGCCGAGCTGCTGCCGGTGCGAGGCGAGGGCTCCAGGAACGGCCAGGTCAAGCGAGCCATCCGGTTCCGCAACGATGTCACCCTGCGATTCATGGCGGCTGGAGGATCTGACAAGCAGAGGGCTGGCTACACGTCACGCGTTCTGGCCGTGACCGAGACGGACGGCATGGACCAGGCCGGCGAGACCTCTCGCGAGGCCGATGCAATCGAGCAACTGGAAGGCCGCACGCGAGCCTACGGCAGCTCGAAACGGATCTACCTGGAATGCACGGCGTCGATCGAGAAAGGCCGCATCTGGCAGGAAATCACCGGAGGAACGAACAGCCGGATCGCCAGGCCGTGTCCCCGCTGCCGCAAATACGTCACTCCTGAACGCGAGCACCTGATTGGCTGGCAAGACGCCGAGAGCGAACTGGAGGCAGCCGCGAAGGCCACCTGGTCGTGCCCTGAGTGCGCAAAGCCGTGGACGGAGAAGCAGCGATTCGAAGCGGCCGAGAAGACTGTGTTGGTGCACGAAGGCCAACGCGTGCTTCGCAACGGCCGCATTGTCGGCGAGCCGCCGAAAACCAAGACGCTCGGGTTTCGCTGGTCGGCAATCGACAATCCGTTCACGACCGCGGGCGAGCTCGGTGCTGAGGAGTGGCGTGCACGCAGGTCGCACGACCAGGACAACGCGGAGAAGAAACAGCGGCAGTTTGTGTGGTGTCTGCCGTACGTTCCACCCGAAGTGGATCTAATCTCACTCGATCCCAACGAGCTCCAGCGGCGAACCGAGGGAACGCGAAAAGGGCAAGTGCCGGACGGAACGATTGCAATCACAGTGGGAGTCGACACCGGCAAATACAAGCTCCACTGGCACGCGACAGCTACGCGAAAAAATGGCAGCCAGACCGTTATCGAGTACGGCGAGCAGCCGACTCGAGCCAAGGAAATTGGCACGCTGAAGGGGTTGATCGAGGCACTGGGAATCCTGCACGCGTACTTTGCGAATGCCTGGCGAGATGTGGCGGGGACCGTTTTCGCACCGGCGCAGGTGTGGGTGGACAGCGGCTACCACGAGCATAAAGTCGCTGTGTACGAATTCTGCCGGTCAGTGAATGGCGACCTGCCGCTTGGCCAGTGGGTCTGGCGCCCGATGAAGGGATTCGGCGAGCGGCAGCGAGGCACGACGCGGTATATCGCACCGCGCAAAAAAGGCGGCGATATTCGGCATGTCGGCCAAGAGTACGACTTCCGCTGGCAGCGAGAGCACAAGGTGATTCTCGTGCACGTGAATTCAGACTACTGGAAATCCCAGCTACACCAACGGCTCGCAATGCCGGCCGAGGAACCCGGCTCGCTGACGCTGTACGAGGCTCCATCACCGGATGAGCACTTCGATTACAGCCAGCAGATCACAGCTGAGGTGCAGCGCGAGGAGTACGTGGAGGGCCGCGGCGAAACGACCGTGTGGGTTCGCGAGCGAAGGAACAACCACTTCCTGGACGCCGGCTACCAGAGCCTGGCGGCGGCGAATTTCGTGGTGGAGATGCTGGCGGCGCAGCAGCAAAAACTAGGGAGTTGGTATCCGCCGCAGGACGTAAAGCGGCCTCGGCAGCAGCAGGCACCAAAGCGGCGCGGCGTGGTGACAGCAGACGGATGGGAGAGCGGATGATGGAGCGAGCGACAGGGCCACCGTGCACGCAATGCGGTTGCCAGGACGTGCGAATCCTGCAGGCACCGGTAGAGGGTTCGTGGTACAGCCATGGTCAGGCGAGATGCAACCATTGCGGAATGCGGTTCATGTTTCGCCGAGCTCCGCAGCCACCGCCTGAGCCGCTGCAGCCGCCGCAAGTGCAAACGCTTGATCCGCCACCGCTAAGCACGCGACGCGACGCACCAGGCGGCGACAAGGCGAATCCCACCGTGTGTCCGGAGTGCGGCGGCAAAGGATTGGTCAAGAGCACGCGACAGGCCGTGCAATATCGCAAGTGCAAGGATTGCGACCACAAATATCAGACCGAAAAAAAATTCTGACTTTTGTTACAGATCTGTAAACGCTTCCATTTACATGGTCGCGTGTAAATCGCTATACCACACGCTGACGAACGCCGACGGGCGTGATGGTTCTTCGGAAGGCCATGCGGGGCCGCATCCCTGCATGGCCTTTTTCTATGTCGTTCTCGGACCTATCGACGCTCTACAGCAGCTACATCTCGGCGGTTGACGCCGGGAGTTGGTCGACTGCCGCGCAAACGCTCAGCAAGATCGCGGCGAGAATCGGCACCACGGCCGTGGAAGTGAGCCGGGACACCGGCCAGGGCGGCTCTCAGAGCTTCAAGATCGACGGCCGCTGGATTCACGAACAGCAGCAATTCTGCCTACGAATGCACGCACAAGCCACTGCCGCGGCCTCCGCTACCGGTCCGTTCCAGCAGACGGACATCACCTACGAACGAGCGGACAGCACGGACGATTATTCATGAGCGACGCTGTCAAATACGAATCGATCCCGCCGTGGATGGGCGGCACGCGACGCTTCGAAGCGGCCGAGACGAACCGCCTCAACTCCGCACACTGGACGTGGGCTCAGGACGAGTCGATCAACTCGTGGCTCTCCACGCAGCTTGAGACACTGCGAGCACGCGCGACCTACGAATGCAAGCAGAACGGCATGGTCCTGGGTATGGTCAACACCCACGCGGATGACGTCGTGGGGCAGGACGGGCCGACGCTGCAGGTGATGAGCGACGATGTGGCGTACAACGACGCACTTGAAGCACTGTGGGGCGAATGGTTTGCGGCACCCACACCGGACACAGAAATGAGCGGGGCGGCGTGGCTCAAGCAGGCCGTAAAAGGACTGTGGAAGGAGGGTGAGTTCTTCGCTCGCATCGTCACCGACCCGCTGGCTGACACATCCGTGGCACTGCGAGTGCAGCCGCTGGCGGCACGACTGATTGATACGCCGGCCGATTTGACCGGCAATGACAATGTGTTCATGGGCATCCGCTGCAATTCGCTACGCCGGCCGACCCAATACTACGTCTACCAGGAAAGCCTCGACGGTTTGTCGACTGGCCTTGTTTACGAAACCGTTCCGGCCGACCTGATGATTCACAAATTCATCGTCGAAGAACCTGGGCAGCTTCGCGGCTTGCCGTGGCTCAATACCAGCCTGCAACCGTCGGCCGATCTGCGAGACTACGACGATCAGGTGCAGGACGCGGCACGTCAAATCGCCGATCAGACCGGAATCCTCTACACGGACAGAGACGACATTCCCACGTGGACGGCACCCGAGAACGTGGACGTCGAGCGTCGCCGCATCCGCACGGCTCCGCCTGGCTGGAAACCGTTCGTTTACCCGGCCGTTCAACCACCGGTGCAGTATCCCGACTACCGCGCCGAGCGAATGCGGGAATTCGGCCGGCCGGCCGGGATGCCACTGGCGACCATCCGCTTGGATTATTCCAGATACAACTACTCGTCCGCTCGGCTTGAAACCCAAAACTATCACCGGGCTATCACCGGCTTGCAGTCGTGGATCAGCGGCACGCAGCGAAGTGTCGGCACGCTCAACCGCCTTGTGCATGCACTAGCCGCCGAGGCTCGCTTCGTGGTCCCGGCACTGAGGCGGCGTCCACGTGTCGTCCGGCTGCAGTGGACCTGGCCGCAGCGACCACACGTGGACCCGACCAAGGAGGCCAACGCCGAGGCCATCGCACTGCAAAACGCCACGCAGACGCTGATCGACGTGCTGGCTTCGCGTGGCGAGGACCTGGAAACGCATATCGCCAAACTGCGGCGCGTAATCGACTCGTTCGAAGCGGCAGGCCTACCAATGCCGCAATGGGGCGGTCAGCAGATTGACCAGACGATGGTCGACTCGCTGGCCTCGGCACTGAAAGAGGAATAGCCATGGACACGCCACGCTGGCAACACCGAGACGACGTTGAACTGCTCGAGCAGTCGCGAGACTTCGATACGCGAGTTCTGCAGGTCCGCGTCGCGACCGTGAACGAGGACGAGCGATCCGTCGAGGCCGTACTATCCACCGACTCGGCCGTGCAGATGTACGACTGGCGGGCCGGCGAAATGATCGACGAGGTGCTGCTTGGCGAAGCCGTCGAGCTTCCCCGCCAGATGCCATTGTTGGCCATTCACTCGCGATATTCGCTCGATGATGTGCTGGGCTCAGTGCGAGACATTCGCCGCGAGGAAGGCGGTGGCATCAACTCCATCGTTGGCCGATTGCATTTTGCCGACGGCGACGAGGGGGCGGATCGAGCATGGGCCAAGGTTCGCCAAGGCCACCTGACCGACGTGTCCGTCGGCTATCGCGTTCTCGAGTACACCGATGTCGCCAAGGGCGCGACGGCGACAGTCAACGGCCGCAAATTCACAGCAACAGACAGGCGTGTTCGCATTGCCACGCGCTGGGAAATTCGCGAGGCGAGCATTGTTCCAATCGGCGCGGACGCGAAGGCAAAAACACGGGCGCAAAACAACCATTCACCTAACCAGGGAGACACCCTAATGAGCAAGCAGCTCCGCAAATACCTCGAGTCACTTGGCCTGCGCGCCGAGGCACCCGAGGAGGAGGCGTGGCGTTTTCTGGCCGGACTGGACACCGAGCAGCGAACACACGCGCAGCAAATTTTACTCGGCGTCGAAACGCCGGAAACACGTGACGATGACAGCGACGACGAGGACGACAGTTCGCGGCAGGACCCGCCAGCGGACCCTTCGATGGCCGCTCGCCAAGCTGTGGAAGCTGAGCGTGATCGCATCCGCCAGATTCGCGAACTGGCTGGCAGCGACGTGCCGCAAGAAGTCGTCACCCGGGCCTGCGACGAGGGCTGGGACGTGAACCGAGCGTCGCGGGAATTCTTGCGAGCCGTGCGTGAGAATCGCCAGGCCGACGAGCATCAGGTGCCGTACCATCAATCCGCGTTCGGCGGTGCTCCACGCACGTCGATCAGTGCTCGCTCGTTGGCGGCTGGCACACTGATTGGCCAAGGAATCAGCGACCCGACCAGGCACCGAATGCACAGTGGCCGACGCGAGGCGACGTCAGCCGACGCGATCACGGAACAGGATGCCGAAATGGGACAGAGATTGGCGAGCATGTCAAGCGTTGACCTGTTTCGCGAGTGCCTGCGGCTCGACACTGGACGGTATTACCCGACGGTCGAAGACGCGTTCGAGGCAGCGCGAGCCGTTGGTGTGTCTGGCGGCACGCTGACCTACGTGTTCTCCACGAATGTGTACGCAAAACTGATGGAGCAGTGGACGCTCACGCCGGACTCAACACTGGGCTGGTGCGATGAGGAAGACGTCCCGAATTTTCTGCAGCAGGAAGATATCAGCGTCACGGCGAAAGCACGCCTTGAGAAGCTCGGCCGTGGCGACGAAGCCAAACACGCGACCTACAGCGACTTGCACGAGACCTACAAGATCGCACGCTACGCGAAACAGTTTGTGGTCGACGAGCAGGACGTGATCGACGACCGGCTTGGTGCGATCATGCGAATCCCGGGCGAGATGGGCGAGGCTGCTCGGCAGTTGCGGCCGGACCTCGTGTATTCGCTGTTGTTGGAAAACCCCACGATGGTGCAAGACTCCGGGGCTGTTTTTAACGCCACCGCCGTCACAACCAGCGGTGGGCACGCCAACCTGGGTACGACCGCACTCAGCAGCGACGGCCTTAAGGACGCGATTACGGCAATGGTCAAGCAGCGGCTCAACCGCACGACCGCTGACCCTGGCCACGTGATCGCGAATTTGCGACCGCGATTCCTGATCGTGCCTGCCGACCTTGAATGGACGGCACGCGAGCTGACCGCAGCTGCCGCGCTGGCCAAGCTGTTCGCTGATTCGAGTGATCCATTCTACGCACAGCTGAACTTGCTGGCACAGGAAGGGATGCGAGTTGTGGTCGACGATCGCATTGGCGCCGTCGGCGTGCGTGATCCGCGCGAAGCAGATGGAGCCACCAACGCATCGCGTACCGGCACTGCCACCAACTGGTTCTTGACCAGCGGTGCACGCAAAGGTTTGCGGGTTGCGTATCGTCGCGGAACCGGTCGTCAGCCGCAGATGCGGTCGTTCACGCTCGACAAAGGCCAGTGGGGCATGGGCTGGGACATCAACATGGACATTGGAGCCGTGATTCCCGAATGGAGGACTTGGTACAAGTCGACCGGCGCCGGTTCGTAGTCCTGATTACATAGCACGAGAACCATCGGAAACCAAAACGCAATTTTGACTGGAGAATTAAATCATGGCTGAAGCCACACTTTCAAAAGACGCCGCAGCAGTCGACGTGACCACGCCGACTGGCGGTTATTCCTCGGGCCAAGTTTTGCAGCTCGCCGACGGCCGAGCAGCCGTCGTGAGCGGACTGGCGAATCCGTCCGCGGCCGATACGGCCACCCTGAAAACCTCGGGCCAGTTCACTGTCGCCAAAACCTCGAGCATCGTCATCTTGGATGGTGGCGAGGTGATGTGGGATCACTCGGCCAATTCGGCCACGATTCCGCTCTACGGCACCTCCAAAGATTTCTATCTCGGTCGCGCCGTCGGCGACGCGGCGAGTGCCGATACAACGATGGTCGTGGAGCTGAACGCACCGCGCGACGCCGCTTACCTCACGTTGCAACGCGACGTGTGGGACCACGCGCCGGTGCTGACCGCTGGAACGCCAGTGGGCAGCATGCACGGCGGCGGATGGCGGGCCGCGTTTTCGGCTACCGCCGAAGCGCAGAAACTGGACCTGCTCAGCTACAAGAGCTTTGCGAAAGATTCGAACTGGATCTTCGAAGCTGTGGTCGAGCTTGTCACCACAGCTGACGCCGACGTGGCAGACCTGAGCATTGGTGTCGCCAACGGCACGCATGCCAGCGACGCGGACTCGATTACCGAATCGGCGTTCTTCCATTTGGACCTTGGAGCCGATCTCAACATCGACTGCGAATCCGACGACGGCACGACCGAAGTTGCGGCTACCGATTCCACAATCGATATCGTGGCCGGAACGCCGGTGCATTTCATGCTTGACGGCCGCGACAGCGAGAATGTCAAGTATTACATCAACGGTGCCGAGGTGCTGTCGGCGACAGCCAACCTTGGCGACATTGACGACGCGACCGGGCCGCTCAAGGCCTTGATCCATCTGGAAAAGTCCGCCAACGACTCGCCAGGCGAGATCCTCGTCCACAAGGTCGAGGTCCGCCTGACGGCCGACGTCGAAGCGTAATCGACGCACGTATTACTTCCCCGCCTCGGCGGTCGGTCGGCTTACCGCAACCGGCCGGCCGCCTCGTGGAATCTGAAAGGTGAGACATGGCAACAGCAGCGAGAATCGAGGGCGACCTTCGGGTGGCTGGTGACTTGGCCGTCGACGGTACGATGCCGACGATCGCCAGGAGCAACCTGGAGCAAAACGCACTCACGGAATTCGCCGTGCCTCTGACCGACCTGCGAGTGTGGGACGCCATGGGCTCGCTGCTTCCTGCAGCTAATGCCAATGACGACCTCGGGCTCTACGGCGGCACGTTCGGTACAAATAGCCCAAAGGTTAGCACCGGCGACCTCACGGCCGCTGGGGCGACCACGCGATATGCACGCTTTCAAAGAGAGCTGCCGGCCGAATATGACGCGGCCGAAACCCTCACGCTGCGAATATCGGCGGGTATGGAGACCACGGTATCCGACGGCACCGCTACCGTCGATGTCGAATGCTACAAGGCCGACCGCGAGGGTGGCATCGGCTCGGACATTTGCGCGACGGCGGCGCAATCAATCAATAGCCTCACGTTCGCAAACAAGGACTTTACGATCACGCCGACGGGACTATCCGCTGGCGACATGCTCGATATTCGCATCGCAGTTGCCGTGAACGACGCGGCGACGGCTACGGCAGTCACGGCGACGATTGGAGCGATCGAACTTTTGGCGGACGTCAAGGGCTGACACGTGGGCACGTTCGATACAGACTGGGATGCGGTGGACGACATGCTCGCCGAGGTGTTCGGTAGCACAGTGTCGATTCATCGCGGTGCGACGTCCACAAGCAGTGTCACTGCCACGGCTGTTAGCCGAGATTACGAAGTTGAAAATGCCGACGGAATAATCACGGTTGCCAATCTGCGGGATTACGCGGTCGACGTAGCGGGCTATACGATCGCCAGTAGTGCGGTTGTGCCACAGGCTGGCGACCGCATCAAAGAGAGCATTGACGGCACAACGCATGTGTTTGAGGTGATGCGATTGCCTGGCCGGCCTGCCGCGGAGTGGCTCGGAAACCAAAAGCCGCAATGGCTGATACACACGAAGCTGGTGGGCACTGAATGAGCACGCTACACGATACGGCCGACGCGGTGAAGGCGCAGATCAACGCTGCGACAGGCCTATCCGTGGAGTTCACCACGACACTGCAATACGACACTGACCTGCTGCTCGAGGACCTTGATACGCTCGACGTTGGCGTCGTACCGGCTTCGCTGACAATGGAAAAGGATTCGCGAATATCGTTCGCGTACAACGCGGGAATCGACATTGCAGTGCGGTACCGATTCGGTACGGCTGACCAAAACGACGACGGAACAATCAAGCTGACGAGTATCGAAACCTACAGCCAGCTGCTCGAGGAAATCGCGGAGGAGCTCGGCAAGCCGGCCAACCTGGCACTGACCGACAAGGCCACGGCGACGTGGCTGCGAAACGAAATACGTTTTCCATGGGTGCCGGAGCACCTACGGCAAAACCGGCAATTCACAGGTATTTTCCGCGCGACATACTACGTGGCCAAAGATGCGAGTTGACCTGGATGTGCAAATCCGCATGCGTGAGGAGCGGCTGCTCAAGGCACTTGAGCGAGCCAGGGCGGGGAGCCTGCGCAGTATTGGCTATTCGATCAGTCAGATTGCCAAGGCAAAAATCAAGCGAGGGACGCCGACTGGCAAAAGCAGAGGCCGCAGACGCGAACTACACCCAAGCCGGCCAGGCGACCCGCCACATACACGGCGGGGGCGATTGCGATTTGCAATCCGCTACGCACTAGCACCAGACAAGCAATCCGTGGTGATCGGGCCGATGGCGTCAATTGTTGGTGACGTGGCAAGGGCACATGAATTTGGCGGACGATACGGAAAAACCAAGGCGGCAAGTTACCCCAAGCGGCCTTTTATGGGTCCGTCATTGCAGGATTCATTACCACGGATCGGGCCACATTTCGAGGGCTCGGTTCACGCATAACAAGGAGACAATCCGATGTCACTAGTCGAAAGGCCTGTCGTCGGCCAGGAATGCAAACTGTACTACAACACGGGGACTCACGCATCGCCGACGTGGGTGGAAGTCACGCGAGCAATCAATGTCAACGTGTCAATCAGCAAGAGCGAAGCCGACCAGGCGAGCCGCACCAGCTCCTGGCGAAAGTCTCGCGGAGCACTGAAGGACCTCGAAATCTCGTTTACCTACCGAAAAAAACAAGGCACAGACACTGTGTTCGACGCCCTGCAGGCTGCGGCACTCGCAGGGACTGTGTACGAGTATGCGGTTCTTGACGGCGCGGCAACGCTGGCTGGCGTGCAGGGCATTCGCGCATTCTGCGAGCTGATGACGCTCAACAACGGACAAGACCTGGAAGCGTCGGAAGAAGTCGAGTTTACGGCCAAGCCGACCTACCACGAAGAGTCAAGCGCCGAAGTCGATCCCGATTGGTACGAAGTCGGAGCGTAGCACAACCCCGACCCTGGGTGACCGTGCCGGGGAGGTCGCCATACTGTTGATCCGGCGCGGTGGGGCACATTAGGAGGCGGAACATGTGGACGGATGGACAAGGCCGCGACTGGCGCACCACAGTTACGGTAGCGACTGTCAAGCGCACGAAAGAGATGCTTGGCGTGCTGCTCACCGACGCGGCTGATGCGGACCTCGTGACGCAGCTGTACGACGATGTGATCCTCCTGGCTGACGTACTGTACGTCGTGTGCAAGCCGCAGGCTGACGAGCGTGCAGTTACCAGCGATCAATTCGGCGAGCTGCTGGCTGGCGATTGCATTGACAAGGCCTGCGAATCACTGATGGAAGACTTGCTGGATTTTTTCCAGCCGAGCCGTCGGGCTGCGGCGGCAAAAAAGATGCATGTGGAAGCGAGGAAGCACTCGGCAATCGTCAAGGCGATGGCGGAGATGATGACAGACCAGCAGATGGACGAGGCGGTCGAGCGGGAGATAGTCAGGGCGAAAGCCAGACTCGCCGAGCGCCTGGCCGAAGCTGGCAGCGACTCTGGGAGATTGCCGGAGTCCTCGGGGTAGATCCGCTGCCGCTTACGCTACGCGAGATGTGCTGGATGTTGCACGGCCGGTGCGTGCACGACTGGGGGCAGACAGGCAGCGTGCTGGCACTGCTGGCGAACATCAACCGCGATCCCCGGCGGCGCCGTCGAGCATTCGGCGTCAGTGAATTCATGCCATCGGACCTGCGGCCGGCATTCCGTCAGCGACGCGGTGGCGTGACGCGAGCGGGCCTGCGAGCACTGAAACCGCTGTTCCAAAAAGGCGACAAGTGAATGAGTTCTCGTGACATCGAAGCCGGCAGCGCGTTCGTTCGCGTCAGCTTAAAGGGCCTGCGCCAGGCTTCCAAACGGTTCAAACGTTGGGGCATGGACCTGCAGCGCATGGGCCTGAAGTTTGGCGCAGCGGGCGCTGCGCTAGCCTTGCCGCTGGCAAATGCAGTGAAGACGTTCGCGAGTTTCGACGATGCCATGCGAAGCGTGAAAGGCGTCACCGGTGCAACCGACAAGGAATTTGCGTCGCTTACAGAGACCGCAAAACGGCTTGGTGCAACTACTTCATTCACCGCGCAGGAAGTCGCGGCACTCATGACGGAGCTGGGCCGGGCCGGCTTTGCACCACGTGAGATCGAGGACATGACCGGGGCTGTCTTAAATTTGTCGCGAGCCACCGGTACCGAAGCAGCTCAAGCAGCCGGCATCATGTCAGCCTCTCTTCGTCAGTTCGGGCTTGATGCTTCTCAGGCGGGCCGTGTAAGCGATGTTTTGGCGGCAGCGGCGAACAAGTCATTCAACACCGTCGCAAGCCTCGGTGAAGCGCTCAGCTATGCTGGCCCGGTTGCAAAGGATTTCGGGCTCTCGATCGAGGACGCCGTGGCGATGCTGGGCGCATTGGGCAACGTCGGCATCCAAGGGTCAAGCGCTGGTACCGCACTGCGCCGCATGATGATCCTTAGTGGCGCCGAAGCCGATAAGCTCGGCAAGATTTTCAAGACCTCATTCCGCGACTCTGGCGGCGAACTGATGGGGATGATGGACATCCTCGAGCAAATGAACCAGGCCACCGCCGACATGTCGCGCGAGGATAAAATCAAGGCCTTCAACGAAGCATTTGGTTTGCTCGGTATCACCGGCGCCAGCGCAATCACAGGCAGTATTGGCAGCGTGAGAGAGTTGCGAGCGGCACTGGCAAGTGCAGGCGGCACGGCCGAGAAGACAGCGCAAGAAATGGACGCCGGGCTTGGTGGCGCATTCCGCATGGCGGCAAGTGCGATCGAGGGTGCAAAGATCGCGCTTGGCGAAGCGCTGTCGCCGATCATGGTGGACGTGACCAGCAAGATCCAAACAGCAGGGAAGGTCGTCAAGGACTTTATCGAGGCCAATGCAGGGGCCGCCATAGCGGTGGCTGCGACAGCAGCGGCTTTGATTACGGCGGGAGCTGGATTCATTGGCCTCGGCGTCAGCCTACAGATCATCGCTTTTGCGCTCGGTGGCATTGCGTCATTGTTTGCGTTGATAGCAAGTCCAATCGGGATTGTGACAGCATTAGTGGTCGCTCAAACAGCCGCATGGATGCGGTGGACGGAATCGGGCCGGCAGGTCGCGACTGCATTGTCCGAGGGATTTGGCGAAGCATTTGATGCGATCAAGCAAACATTCGAAGGCGTTACCGACGCGCTGAAAGGCGGCAACCTGGAACTAGCCGGCGCAATTGCCATGACCGGCTTGAAGTTGGCGTTCTTTTCCGGTCTGCAGCCGATTCGCGAAAAGTGGATCGAGTTCAACAAGGAGCTGATCCAGACATTCGCTGATGCGGCCAAGGGGTTGGTAGGCGTGTGGAGCAAGACAGCGAAAAAACTGTCTGAGAAATTCGCCGACCTCGGGTACAAGATGGCACTTATGGTTAGCGGCGAGAAAGACTATCTCACGGACGAGGAACGCACGTCAGCACGCGACTCGGCAATCAACGATTACTTTGACACGGCGGCGAGCAACGCGACGACAGGTATTGACAACCTGGCTAGTGCCATCCAGGACAACCTCAACGCGGAGATCGCGGAGGGCGAGCAACGAATCAACGATTTGACCGCGGCGCTCGACTCGCTCAAAGTCGAAGCCAAGGCAGCGGCCGAGGCTGCCAAGGACATGTCAGGCAGCCACGCGGGTATGGGTGTCACGGGCGCGATGGCCGCGGCCGGCGGCATGGGCATAGCAGGCATGGCAGCAGCAGCAGCCGCGGCGACATTGGCTGAGAATGCGCCAGACACCAAAGAAAAACTTGCTGGTGCGGCCGGTGGTTTGATGGCGGGACAACAGATCGGCACATTCTCTGCTGCCGCGGCTGGCGCTATGTTCCACAGTCGGACGGAAGATGCGATTTACAGCACGGCAGAGACAAACAAGGAAATCGCGAAAGACATTCGCGAAATGAAGCGACGCAGAAACACGGTGGTGTTCGCATGACAATTCAACATACAGAGTTGAGTCGCAGCCGCGGGTTCGTGCGTGCGACCGATACGAGCGGGACGTCGCAACGCGAGTACACGATCTGGGGGAGCTACGACCCTGACGACATCGAAGCCTACGCGATCGCATTGGCTCCCGAGTATGATGGCCGTGGCCTGGTGCGCGACAAGATCAGTGTCGACAGTATCGGTGGCGGCAACTGGAAATGCACGGTCGATTACGTGCACCCTGATTCCAACGATCAGCAGCGGGAGCTGGATGTCGGCGAATACGAGTTCAGTTTCGACACGGGCGGCGGGAACATCACGCGGACCGTGTCTTACGGCACGACGAAATATGCCAAAAGCGGCGAGACCGCGCCGGACTTTAAGGGCGCAATCGGCGTGATCAAAGAGGCTAACGAGACGCGAATTGAAGGCGTGCAGGTCGGAGTGCCGTCGCTCAAGTTCCAGATTCGCAAGCGGCAGCCTCGTACCAGCATTTCGCTGGAATACGTTCGCACGCTGAAGTCGATGACATTCAAAAAGAACGACGCCACTTTTTTGGGCTTCGAAGCGGGCGAGCTGCTGTTCATTGGCGCCACCGGCCGCGAGGGCACAGAGACGGACCCTGAAGTGACGTACCACTTCATCGCGTCCGACAATGCCGA